CCCGCCGTTAAGGCGGGGCACAGGATTCTCTCGAGGGGTTCAATACCCCAAAAGAGATCCTCACCCTCAACTGTCGGAGTAAAGTAGATGAGTACACGCCACCGAGAGCGGAGCTATGTGACCATCCAAGGACACATGCGCAACCGCGCGGGTACCGTGTTCAACGACCCAGCGTCAATCGTTTCAGGTTACGAAACCTGCGACGACGTCGTGTTAAGCAGCGATTGTGATGCTTTTCACGTCGAACGTTGGAACGCCCAAGGTCTTGTTATCAACAAACGCTATCAAAGTACATCGAGCTCCGCAACGGAGTTCGTGAACTGGACAGCGGATGTATACAAGACCCCAAACGTGTTTGATCATCTACCTGTCTCTGGCCTATCTAGCGAATTGGCCGTCGCAGCGACTGCGGCGGCTAAGACATCACCGTCTCGTCCTTACGTGGACGTACCGGTGAGTATACTAGAACTGGGCGACGTGTACCGGCTCGTTAGGGATGCAGGCCGTGGCATAATTTTCAAAGCCACGGAACTGACCTCTACGAATCGGTCTAGGCGTCACGTGAACAACGTGGCGCGCACGAATCTCCTCTACCATTTCGGTATCGCACCGGTGGTAGGGGACCTGTTCAAGCTTCGTAACTTCCAAAGGGTCGTAAAAGACCGGATAGAAGAAATTAAGCGATTACAGGGGCCCAGAGGCCTTAGGCGAACGATTCCTCTTGGAAAGGCATTTGCGACCACTACGGCGCAAATTTCATGTCAATCCGTGTTGGTAAATTTACTAGCCAACTGGAGAGGCAATACCCTTGTTGATCGGACCGGTCATGTCAGGTGGGAACCTGAGAAGATCGCCAATCACTTGGATCCAGGAGAAATGAGAGTATTAGCCGAGAACGCGGTTCTTGGCTTCACCAATGGGATTACTCGGGGTGACCTGAGTACCCTATGGGAAGCTATACCGTGGTCTTGGTTAATCGACTGGGGTAGTAACGTTGGGGATTACTTGAAAACCCATCGTAACATCATCCCAGCTCGGCTGCGTGGTGTTTGGATACACACGCACACTCTGACCGATTGGTCTACGGCTGAATGGAATTTCGATCCATCTAACGGCGGAGTAATGACCGCTGGTAGATTTGTTCGAGAGACTAAACATCGTAGCCCATCGGTTCCGATCGTTCCGACTGCCCACTTCCCGTTTCTCGACGGGAAGCAAGCGGGCATATTGGCGTCGCTAAGTGTAACGAGGCAGCGCTAAGTTGCCTTTATTAACATCAACGATGCCAATGAAATGGAGTAGAATACATGTTCGCAGATCCTTCTGTAGTCACCATCAACGCGGTGGCCAAGAACCTCGTCCGCATTAATCAGGATAAGTACTCTTCGGAGTACCTCCTGCGTAGTGCGACTGAGGAACATCGGCTCAACATCAGGAACACATCGTATGTTGACAAGAAGCGCGGTGTGACGATCAATCGTCACAACGTGGAGCTTATCAACACTGTGTTTCCCGTTGCCCCTGCCACTACGTCTACCGTGAGGAAGACGTATGTTGTTATCGAGAACCAGATCGGTGATACCCTTACCGATCCTCGTAACGTTGCGCTGGGACTCTGTGCGTTCTTGACGAGCGCAAAGATTGACCAGTTGATGAACTTCGAATCCTGAGCCTAACTCCCTTCCAAAAGGAGTGAAGCAAAGGGCAGAGAATTCGAAGCGACTATAGGACGTTCTGCGGCTTGGAATCATGTTCCCTCATATTTCGGAGGTACTGATGAAAAGCCAAGTGAATGCACTACTCCAGCTCTTGCGAGGAGTCCATAAGGACATAATCGCAACATACCCGGAGTTGAGGGGTGATCTCGAAAAAGATATCGAGAGAATCACCCTTCTAAGTCAAACACGTGGTCTTGGCCTCTTTGGCCTCGACCTACCTCATCTCGGAGCTCAACTTCGGTTGGGACTCGAGACAGGACGCCTTGTCCTCGAGGGCCCGCTGTCAAAGCGGGTTTCCAAGAGGATCCAAGTGCCGCGACTTTACGCGGGACTATGGTTGCGTGTGTTTGGTTATGACTCCTGTTTGAAGCCTGAGGTAGATGTCAATGCACTTTTCTTTCTTATCCAGGTGTTGAACTTGGGTAAGTCTGTAGAAGTGCCTTGTTCCTATGATCGCGTTCAAGCGACTGTTGGAGCGTATTATGACATCGAATCAAGTCTCCGCAAGCCCACCCTCAAGTGGGAAGCAGATGATCTTGGACTCCAGGGGGGACAATCAAGTCACCCCCCAGTCGTACCTACCCGAGATTGCAGTCCTTACGGTTGCAGTCTCTTGTATCATGATCTTCTTCTTGGTTCTCCGCTTAACGCGGAGCAACCAGGGGTAGACCATGGTGGGGGAGGCACGAGGAGTTCAGCCTCTGGTTCCGATCCAATGTCCTTGCATCTTGTGCAGGCTATGGACGGGGCTTTCGACTACGTTTCCGCATCACTACCACTCTTCCACTCACCAGTGGATAGAGAGGAAAATGATGCTAGAGCGGAACGTCGAAAGCAAGACCAGAAGCTCCTCACACGACTTCAGCAAGTTGCTGATCTCGTGGTTGGGAACTTTGACCAGTTCGACCCGATCAGTTATTCGACTGATTTGGAAGGTCTGGGCAAAGGTACCGGCTTCAAACATGGACCTGGAGCTGTTGCGGAACGGAAGAAGAATTGGGAGAAATCCCTTTTCGTCAACTGGCCGCACAAGCTACAGGCAACATTTCCGTTCGAACTCTGCGGGAAAACCGTAGGGGACGACCGGACTCGCCCTCATAACCACGAGGTAGCGAGTCGCTTGATTAAGGTGCCTAAGACCATGAAAAGTCCTAGGCTCATAGCAGCAGAATCGACAGCACATCAGTGGTGTCAACAGCTGGTATGGAGGTTCTTACAAGATCAGTGCAGAAAGTCCTTTGGGACCGCCTTCATTGACTTTAAGGACCAATCGAAATCAAGCGATATGGTGCTTGCAGCATCCAAAGACCGGAGCTTGGCGACCGTAGACTTATCGGACGCAAGTGACCGGCTTTCGTGTTGGACCGTGGAACGGATGTATCGGAGTAATCCTTCGATACTAACCGCTCTGCACGCCGCACGTACGAGGTATATTCGCGATGAAATTAGCGAATATGGAAGTTTCCTTAAACTAAGGAAATTTGCCTCGCAGGGTACAGCTACGACGTTTCCTGTGATGAGCATAGTCATGCTATGTATCGCCTTGGCATCGAGCCTTGGCGAGAAGAGCGTGACGAAAGCTAACATAAGGAAGCTTCGTGACCAGGTTCGTGTGTTCGGCGACGATATAATTTTGCCGACACACGGGTATGAGCAACTACGGCGCACTATGGAACTCCTGCAACTGAAAGTTAACACGGCCAAAAGCTATGTTAACGGACAGTTCAGGGAATCCTGTGGTGTTGATGGCTATCTGGGGTACGATGTGACCCCGGTGAAGCCGTCTACCGTCGTTGCGAGCAGCCCAGCGTCATGCCAGGCTGTAGTAGACACTGCCAATAACCTCTTTAATAAAGGATTATGGAATGCCTCAACAGCCTGTTTCGCCCTTCTTCCCGGCCGCGTTAAGCGGAACATCCGGATTGTTGGAGCTAATGACGTTGGGTTCGGAGGTGCCACCTCGTATTCTGGAGGCGATGAATCTCATCTGCGAAAGCGATGGAATTCCCGCCTACATCGTACCGAGGTTCGAGTATGGGGAATCGTACCTCATACTGAAGAGCACCTACGAGACGGGTACCCTGCTCTCCTCGACTTCTTTGCGAAAAAGCACAGTGCTTATGTCGCTAGGACTGTCTCGGAATATGCAGAGTCCCGGAGGGTCAAAGCTGACCTTCGTTGGGAGCCCGCTAATACAGACGCTCGCCTGGTTACTAGAAGTGAAGGAGCATTCCGATGAGAGTCCTCTCCGAGCTATCGAAAGAAGCTTAGAGAGTTCTCCTGACGGCACCGCGTTCCTTCCCCATGAAGATTATTATGGGGGAGTACTCGATGGCACACCATACTTCGCAGCAACCAGGGCTGTGAGTCTTGAAGCACTCTCGTACATGGTCGGCGAGTCGCTCGTCGTCTAAACAACAACAAGTGGCTTGCCTACATGGGCGAGTCTTAGCAATGGAGAATACCATGTCTAAGAACGTTACGAAGAAGCGTATGAACGAGATCGCGGATTACATGGCCAAGTATACGCCTATCAACACTCCGTACCATTACTTGGTACGCGAGATTGTTGAATTGGCGTATCCGGCCGTTGTATTCCGCGAACATCGCGATTACACTATCGAACGGTACTTCAGAAAGGCCAAATAGCCTTCGTATTATCGGGTGGTGTGGTGATTTAAAAGGACAATAACGTCGGATGACGTGGTTGAGCCTTCTTCACCTGGGTGAG